ATACCAATTGAAGTACATTGGTCTGAGGTGCCAGGAAGAGATGAAGCCTGGAAAGAAGCGACAATTCGTAACACTTCACCTGAGCAATTTCAACAAGAGTTTGAGTGTGAGTTTTTAGGTTCTGTAAATACATTAATTAGTCCTGCTAAAATTAAAAATATGGTGTTTAAAAATCCTATTACTTCAAATGCTGGTTTAGATGTATTTGAAAATCCAATTAAAGGCAATACATATGTTTGTACAGTTGATGTTGCTAGAGGTGTACAAAAAGATTACTCAGCATTTACAGTTATAGATGTAACTAAAATGCCTTATAGAATTGTTGCAAAATATCGTAACAATGATATTAAACCTTTATTGTTTCCACACACAATACAAAAAGTTTGTGATGGTTATAACAAAGCTCATGTGTTAGTTGAAACAAATGATTTAGGACAACAAATTGCAGAATCATTACAGTTTGAATTAGAATATGATAATCTATTAATGACTACACAAAGAGGCCGTGCTGGTCAAATACTAGGTGCAGGATTTAGTGGTAGAGGTTCTGGTTTTGGTGTAAAGATGACCAAACAAATTAAGAAGATTGGTTGTTCAAACATTAAAACATTAATTGAATCTGATAAACTAATTATCAATGATTTTAATATTATTGAAGAGATGTCGACCTTTGTTAGAAGAGGCCAAAGTTGGCAGGCTGATGAGGGAAATACAGACGATTTGATGATGTGTCTAGTCATATTTGGTTGGTTATCAAACCAGCCATTCTTTAAAGAGATGACAGATACAAACGCAAGACAAATGTTATATGAAGAACAACAAGCCTTGATTGAGCAGGATATGGCACCATTTGGATTTGTAGATGATGGCACACCAGACCACGAAAAAAGTGAAGTAGATGAATATGGTACTGTCTGGCATCCAGTGGTTCGTAAAGGATTATAGTCTAATTTACAGTTATTATAAATATCAGTAAGGTTGAATTTTGAATATGGGCATAAGAAAACTTATGAGTTTTGAATATTTTAAACAATTAAAGATAATTAGCTAATTAAAGGAGAAAACCTAATGGCATTTCAAGTATCACCAGGTGTTCTCGTACAGGAAAAAGACCTAACTAGAATCATACCTGCTGTTTCTACATCTATAGGTGCAGTTGCTATTCAAGCAACTAAAGGACCTTTAGATGAGATAGTAAGTATCTCTAGTGAGCAAGAATTGGTAAGCACATTCGGTAAACCTGACTCAAATACTTTTGAGGGATTTTTTACCGCTGCTAACTTCTTATCATACTCTAACGCTCTAAGAGTTGTCCGTGTTACGAACTCATCTGTATCAAATGCTACCGAAAGTGGTAGTACATTTGTTATTAAGAATACAACTGATTACCAAGATAACTTTGCCGCTGGACAAGCTTCTGTTGGTTTATGGGCAGCTAGAACAGCTGGTGCATGGGGAAACAATTTAAAAATTGAATCATGCCCGTCTGCTACTGCTTATGAAGAAACTGCTAAAACAACTGTCAATGACGCAGCTACAGCTGCAGGAGATACGGTTGTAACAGTTACATCAGGAACAGGTATCACAGCAGGAGATATTGTTAATTTTGGTGACAATTATGAATATAGAGTTATTAGTGTTGCAACTAATGATTTAACAATAGTTAGAAAAGAAGAACCACAATACTTCACAGCTTCTGACTCTTCAGGTTTACATGCAGCCCCAACAAATGGTGCTCAAGTAAGAAGAAGATGGAGATACTATGACTTATTTGATAAAGCACCAGGAACTTCACCATATGCACAAGCAAGAGGTGGTTCAGGTGACGAAATTCACATAGTTGTAGTTGACGAAGATGGTGGAATTACAGGTACAAAAGGTGATGTATTAGAAACTTTTGGTGCTGTGTCTAAAGCTTCAGACGCAAAAACACCTCAAGGAGATACTAATTACTATCCAGATGTAATCTATAATAAATCTTCTTACATTTACTGGATGGACCACAATTCATCTGGTTCAAACTGGGGCTCAGCTGCTTCAGGAACAACTTACACTTCAGTAACAACTGTAAGCGTAGTTTCATTACTAAACGGTTCAGACGGAACAGCCGCAACAACAGCTCAAAAGTTAACTGCTTATGAGAAATTTCAGGATGCTGAAACTGTTGATGTTGGTTTAATTATGGCCGCTAATGGTGATGCTACACACGCAGGTAACCTTATTACAATCGCAGAAAACAGAAAAGATGCAGTAGCATTTGTATCTCCTGAAAGAAGTGATGTTGTAGGTGTTGCTGATTCAAATACACAAAAAGACAATGTTGTTTCATTCTTTAATGGAATTAACTCATCTTCATATGTTGTATTTGACAGTGGTTACAAATATATGTACGACAGATACAATGATGTTTACAGATATGTCCCATTAAACGGTGACATGGCTGGACTAGCTGCTAGAACAGACTTAGTAGCGGATGCTTGGTATTCACCAGCAGGCTTTAACAGAGGTATTGTTAGAGGCGTTGTGAAACTTGCATTTAATCCAACTAAAACACAAAGAGATGAATTATACAGAGCTAGAGTAAATCCTGTGGCAACATTCCCAGGACAAGGTACTGTATTATTCGGTGATAAAACTGGATTGTCAGCTCCTTCAGCATTTGATAGAATCAATGTTAGAAGACTGTTCATCACTTTAGAGAAGGCAATTTCAACTGCTTCTAAATTCCAATTGTTTGAATTCAATGATGAATTTACAAGAGCGAACTTTAGAAACATTGTAGAGCCTTTCCTAAGAGAAGTACAAGGTCGAAGAGGTATCACAGACTTTTTAGTAGTGTGTGATGAAACTAACAACACCGGCGAAGTAATTGATAGAAATGAATTTGTTGCTGAAATCTTTGTGAAACCAGCAAGAAGTATCAACTTTATCACATTACAATTTGTCGCAACCAGAACTGGCGTCAGCTTTGACGAAGTTGCAGGTTAATAGGTAAAGGAGAAATAAAATGCCAAACATTAATGACTTCAAAGCCAAACTTGCAGGTGGTGGCGCAAGAGCCAATCAGTTTAAGGTTACTATGCCTTTTCCTGGTTACGCACAAGTTGGTGGCGAAATAGAAGACCTAGCATTCTTATGTAGAGCAACATCATTACCAGGTATGACTGTACCTAGTTTTAATGTGCCTTTTAGAGGCAGAGCTATTAAGATTGCTGGTGATAGAACAATTGAAGATTGGTCTGTTACTGTGTACAATGATACAGATTTCAAACTAAGAAATGCGTTTGAAAGATGGTCAAATGGTATCAATAACTTGACAGACAATGAAGGCTTGACAAATCCAGCGGATTATCAAGTTGATGCGTTTGTTGACCAATTGGATAGAAACGGTGCAACTATTAAGTCTTACACTTTAAGAGGTGTATTTCCTACTACAATTGCTCCGATTGAATTGACATATGACGAAGCTACAGCGATTGAAGAATTTGCTGTGACTTTTTCATATCAATACTTTGAAAGTAACACTACTACTTAATACATAAATAGTAGTTAAAAAGGAATATTATTATGGCTGAATTATTTGGATTTTCTATCACTCGTCTGAAAAAACAGGCGGATCCAAAACAAAGCTTTACACAACCACAAGCGGATGACGGTACCCAAACCGTCGCCGCCGGTGGTTATTTTGGTCAGTACCTCGATATGGAGGGACAGGCCAAAACAGAGCAAGATTTAATTCGTAGATATAGAGAAATAGCATTACACCCCGAATGTGATATGGCAATTGAAGATATTGTCAATGAAGCAGTTGTGGCTAATGAATTGAAAGATGCTATTCGTCTTAAAATCGAAGAAATCCCATTTGGTAAAGAAGTTAGAAGGAAGATAGAAGATGAGTTTAAAGAAGTATTAAGGTTAATGGCCTTTAATACTAAAGGGCACGACATCTTTAGAAGATGGTATGTTGACGGAAGAATCTATTATCATAAAGTAATTGATAGAGAATCTCCAAGAAAAGGTATCACTGAATTAAGATATATTGACCCTCGTAAAATTAAGAAGATTAGAGAAGTTAGAAAAAGAAGACCTGACGGTGTTATGGGTCCTAGCACACTAACTATGATTGATGAGTTTGAAGAGTATTTTTTATACAATGAAAAAGGTGTAACTAATACTACATCTGGTGGTATTAAAATTGCTCCAGATGCTGTTTCATTTGTACCTAGTGGTTTAGTTGACCAAAACAAAAATATGGTCTTGTCTTATTTACATAAGGCAATCAAACCTGTTAATCAATTAAGAATGATTGAGGACTCTGCTGTTATTTACAGAATAGCAAGAGCACCTGAAAGAAGAATTTTTAAGATTGATGTAGGTAATTTACCTAAAGTTAAGGCTGAACAATATCTTAGAGATGTTATGGCAAGATATAGAAATAAACTTGTCTATGATGCATCTACAGGTGAGATTAGAGATGACCGAAACTATATGTCTATGCTTGAAGACTTTTGGTTACCAAGTAGAGAAGGTGGTAGAGGTACTGATATTACGACATTACCAGGCGGTCAAAACTTAGGTGAGATTGCAGATATAGAATACTTTAGAGCGAAACTCTATAGAAGTTTAAATGTTCCTCCTAGTAGATTAGAGGCAAGTCAAGGTTTTAATCTTGGCCGTTCTACAGAAATTACTAGAGATGAACTTAAATTTACTAAATTTGTTCAAAGGCTAAGAAAGAAATTTACTGAATTATTTAATGACATTCTTAGAACACAGTTAATCTTAAAAGCTGTAATTACAGATGAAGATTGGCACATTTTAAGAGATGCATTACAATATGATTTCTTACAAGACGGACACTTTGCAGAATTAAAAGAGTCTGAAATGTTATTAGAAAGATTAAGACTTGCTGATAGTGTAAGAGATTATGTTGGTAAATATTTCTCAGTAGAATATGTTAGAAAGAATATCTTAAAACAATCTCAAAGAGATATTGAAGATATTGATAAACAAATTAGAAAAGAAGTTGATGACGGTATTATTGCAGCCCCAACAACAAATAATGAGAACTTATAATAGGAGAAAATGATGAGTGAACATGTAAAAACATTTATTGATGACTTAGCAGCTGGCAACAATGCAGAAGCTGGCGAAGCATTTAAAGATGCTTTAAGAGATAAAGTAGCTGCAGGTTTAGACCAAGCTAGAATTGATATTGCAGGTAAAATATTTAATGGAGTAGAGGCACAACCTCATAGTGACCCAAAGCCTGCCGTTATTGACCCGTCTGATAGAACAGACCAAATTATGGACACTGAGGGTCAACAGATTGAGTTTACACCTAATACTGAAACTCAACCTGAAGCAGAGGCACCTGCTGAGAATGAAAATCAGTAATTATAATAATAACAATATTATAACTACAAAAACTTTTAATGAGTTGCCACCTCTTCACAAAGAAGTGGTAACTGATTTTTTTAAAGTAATAGAAAAAGAAGAAGGTAGTATAATTGATAGAGTAGAAACTGCTGTTGATAAAGTCGCAGACTTTCACAATGTAAGTACAGATGTTCTATACAATTATATTGACACAGAAACAGGAGAATAAAGATGGCGTGGGTAACTGTTCCAGGTTCAGATGGTATTTGGGAGTATGATAATACTGCCATTGTCACTAACACATATCCTGATTCGGCTGACGGTGCTAATTCTGTAATTGCAAATGGTATTAGAACTTATACTAAACCAGGAACAAGCGATACAGTAAAAGTTTATATTAGAACTAGAAAAGCTGGTGAAACTAAAGAAAGAGGAGAACTGTCTAAAACTTTTTATGATAGTACCTCAGGACACATAGGTTAGTAATGACTATTGTATCTGAAAAATTAGTTGATGATAATTTCAAAGTAATTAATAAAATT